CTTGAGGCAGAGATTGACGAGGTAGATTAGAAGTGACTCATTCAGACTTCTTTACCCTTTACATCGCCACCATTGCTGCACTGGGTGGGTTGTCTGGCTATGTCATCACGCATCTATTGTCAGAGATCAAAAGACTCAACACGCGAGTGGATGAGATCTATAACATCTTGCTTGACAGGTAACATTCTGCTATGGCAAGAAAAGCTACTAAGGCATTAGAGGAGCAAGGCTACTCAAAGCTAGATGCTTACTGCATTGGGCTTTATGAATACTTCTGCTCTCTTAAGCGTGCAGGTTTCGCAGAAGATATTGCTATGTTCATGATTACAGAGCCACAGGCTTACCCTCACTGGATTCTTCCAGATCCTATCGCGCCTGAGAAGTTTGGCGATTACGAAGATGAGGATGACGATTAAGCGCATAGTCGTAGTCTCGGACTTACAAGTCCCATATCACGACAGGGTTGCAACCCGTAACCTTGCAAACTTCATCTCTAAGTTTAAGCCAGATCAAGTAGTCACCATTGGCGATGAGATTGACCTTCCCCAGATATCTAAGTGGGAAGAAGGGCGCATGGGCTCATATGCCCAGACCCTAGATGATGACCGTAATGAGGCTGTGCAGCTTCTCTGGGAGTTAGGCGTAACAGACTGCATCCGTAGCAATCACACAGATCGCCTGTATAACATCATCATGGCTAAAGTCCCTGCATTTGGTGCACTGCCAGAGCTGCGCTTTGAGAAGTTCATGAAGTTTGATGAGTTAGGGATTACCTTTCATAAGAACCCTATGCCTATTGCACCTAACTGGATTGCTGTGCATGGAGACCATACCCCTATCAAGCCACAGGGTGGGCTCTCAGCCCTTGAGGCAGCCCGTAGGCATGGAAAGAATGTCATCTCAGGTCATACCCACAGAGCAGGGCGTTCAGCCTTCTCAGAGGCTTCTGGAGGGCGCATAGGGCGTGTCCTGCATGGTGTTGAGGTAGGCAATCTTATGGACTTTAAGCAAGCTGCATACACTAAGGGCGTTGCTAACTGGCAACAGGCATTCGCCATCATCTATGTCAATAAGGCTAAGGTTCAGGTCGATCTTATTAACATTGAGAAGGACGGCACATTCATTGTGGCTGGAAAGTCCTACGGCAGACCCAGATAATCGTTATCATTTCGTTACACAAATGTGCTTGATTAGTCGGATGATTCTGTCACACTAATTCAGTAGCCAATCAAGGGCATTGGCACAGTTAGGTACGGAAATGATCAAGTTCAATAGAATTAACGGATGGTCTTACAAAACATCTGATAATGCTTACATTATTAGCAACTGTGGTAACCGCACATGGTTCTCAGCTGAGATCGATGCAGAGCTAACTGCCAAGCATGGCTTTGAGGTAGCAGTAGAAAACAGCAAGGTGTATCACACTACTTTGACAGAAGCTCAGAACTGGGTACGAAATTATAATTATGTGGCGGTGAGCGCATAATGGCAAACACAGACAAGCTACTACTTATCTGCATCATTGGCATGATTATAGGCTTTATTATAGTCATCATAGATGTGCAAAAAACATCATACAAAAAGGGCGTACGAGATGGCTATCACCGTGGTCGTAGCATCAAGGGGCAGGAATGAAAGCCAGTGAAATCTTACTCACAGCCACAGACACGATCCGTGACCGTGGGCTATCATACGGTCACCCTGCGGATAACCTGCAACACACCGCAATGCTGCTCAGTGCATATCTACAAACACCAATACACGACTATCAGGTGGCAGGGATCATGGTCTTGGTTAAACTTGCAAGGACTAATCAGTCCGCTCAGCACATCGACAACTGGGTCGATCTATGCTCATACGGAGCACTAGCAGGGCAACTAGCTACAGAGGAGAATGACCTTTATGTTTAACCTAGCCGATTATGAGCCAGTGGAGGTAAGACTTGAAAAGTTTATTAAGGACTATCCAGCGTTTCGCATATCTACAGAGCTGGAAGTGGTCGAGGCTTCTCGATACATTGTTAAGGCGTATTTATTTAAGAATGCTGAAGATGGCGTTGCATGGGCAACAGGGTACGCTGAAGAAACGGTTACTAGCCGAGGCGTTAATCAGACTTCAGCACTGGAGAATTGCGAGACTTCAGCAATCGGCAGAGCACTTGCAAATGCAGGTTATGCGCCTAAAGGAAAGAGACCAAGCCGAGAAGAAATGACTAAGGTGGTTGCTACAAAAGTAGTAAAGCCACCGGTGCAAGATGTTAAGCCAGATGATCAAGATTATTGGACTACACCTGTTGGAGAGTACAGGGGCGTAGTAGATGCACCTGTCACACTTGATAAGGCAATGGAAACTATTGCAGCTGTAATGGGAACAGGTGAAGCACAAGAAAGCCCATCATGCAAGCATGGACATATGCAATGGCGTGAGGGTGAAAAGAATGGTAAGGCATGGGGCGGCTTTATGTGCTCTGTCGTTAATCATCAAGGGGGCGAGCCTAAGTGCCCTGCTCTATGGTATGTAGTTAATAGTCAGGGAAAATGGGAACCACAGAAGGCGAGAGCATAATGGGAAACATTGGCATTAAGATTAATGGTGAGTGGGTAGATCTCATGTCTGCCTTTGTACCTTGTCAGCTGTGTAATGAGCCAGTTGCGATCAGAGATCTAGAGGACATATCATCCGACTCAGTTAATGGTGTTGTCACATGGCAATGTGCCAAGTGTAAGGCTGTCAATGGATAGAGAAAACCTGTTCACGGCTATGATTATTGTTATGTTTATTGCAGGCGTAACAATGGGCTTAATGCTCAATGGCTAGTCAAGCAAGGAAACACAGAGGATTCCGCACAGAGCGCGTAGTCGCACAGTACCTATCGACTGTTTGGCAAGGCGCATGTGTTGGAAGGGGTAGTGGCAAGGATATTGTCAATGTACCGTTTGATGTTGAAGTCAAAGCCCGCGCTGGATTTCAACCTCTTGCCTACATTAAACAATTGAAAGCTCGAACAGCCATTTCGGGGGAATTAGGCTTTGGAGTGATTAGACTCAACGGACAAGGTGAAGATGCGCGAGAGTATGCCGCCATCATCCGACTTGAGGATCTCTTGCCACTACTTCAATTAAGATATGGTCATCTATCCAGCGAACCCACAGAGGCAGACATTGACCGCTGCACAGGCTGTGGGTCTTACATGATAAAGAGGTGCTTAACTTGCCAGCCTACGACTACAAATGCACACGATGCAATCTTAGTCAAGAGATCTATCACGGATGGCACGATCGACCAGTAATACCATGCACCTATTGCAATGAGCCAATGATTAAATTAATTGCAGCTACTCCAGCAGTATTTAAGGGTAAGGGCTTCTACAGTACGGATAAATAGTTATCCACAGAAGTTATCCACAGCCGGTGATTAGGAGGAACTATGAAACGAAACACCGCTCTGAGCAGGACTTTTACAAATGGATTTGACATCGATGGTACGCTAACTCAGCAGAGCCTCTCAAAGGCTCACCGCGAGCCCCTTAGGGGCGTAGCTCGCGGGGTGCTAGTAGCTATTGGGATAGCTCTATGCATCATGCCTGATGCAGGTGGCTCTAAACCAGTGCAATATGTAAGCTACAAAGAATATGCTTTACATTCATTAGGCTATAACTATAAAGAGTTTAAGTGTTTAGAAATACTCTATACAAAGGAAAGCAACTGGAGACCATTGGCTCGTAATGGATCACACCATGGTATTCCTCAAGGGCGAAGTGAGTATCTATCTAGGGTTGATGGCTATAAGCAGATACAATGGGGATTGAAATACATAGGGCATAGGTATGGTGAACCATGCATAGCCTTAGATCATTGGAAGGCTAAAGGATGGCATTAGATAAGCTGAACAGTAGGCGCTATCGTGAGCAGCGAGAGCGTGTGTTCATGCGTGATGGTAGAGTTTGCCAATTATGTGGCACAGATGAAGGTGAGATGCACATCGACCACATCATTCCACGCAAGGCGGGTGGTGACCACAGCCTTGATAATCTCAGAGTGTTATGCAAGTCATGCAATCTGCGCAAGGGTGCGCTCAATGAGGGCGTTTTTTTAGCACAACAGGCTAC